CAGACAACAAGCGCAAAATGGTTGCCGATTGAAATGACTATTGTTGGCGGCAGCTTTGACAAGCGCAAAGTCTGGCAGAACATCTTTGTTGATGGCGATGCCAAAGACGAGAATGGCATGTCAAAAGCTAAGAAAATCGGCTTGAATACTATCAAGCAGATGGTTGATAGTGGGTTTGGCATCTCACCAAAAGATGAGAGTGAGGACGCTAGGGCAAAACGTGCGTCTATCCAAGGCATCCATATGATTAATGGTATGACGATCTCCTGCACCTTGGGCATTGAAAAGGGTCGTGATGGTTATCCTGATCGTAATAAGATCAAGACAGTCTTGACACCAGACTCTCCAAATTATATTCAGAGTACAGGACAGGCTGCACCTATCGCGCAAGCGCAAGTTGCACAAGCACCAGTGACTCAATCTCCTGCACCGCAACCGAGTACAGCAACAGCGGGGGTAAAGCCATCATGGGCATGATAGAGACACTGTGGGCATATATTAGCGGCAAACCTTCAGAGGTCGCTAGATCCAGTACGGGGGGCGCTGGAGCCGTAAAGCCCCCCACTCTCGATATTAAGTTTGAGGATGGCATTCCGCCATATACAACTCATTCTGTTGATGACGTTCCTAAACTCGCACAGAAAACACTCAAGATGATTTCGCGCAAGAAGGGAGCGACAATTGACGAAGTACATGCTGTTGTTGGCAAGAAAAGATCATCTGTATACAATCATATCTACCTGATTAAAAAGGCTGGCTATGAGATTGTGAAGACCTACGATAAAAAGTCAGGTACTCACAGGTATAGACTAGGCTAGTCTGATGATTCTCCGTGAGTATCAGGAAGTCGCTGTAAACGATGCTTCTGATGCACTGGACAAGCACGGTAACACTTTAGTCGTTGCACCAACCGGGGCTGGAAAGACAATCATGCTTTCTGCCTTGGTTGGCAAACGTCATAAAAGTTCACAAAATGTGCTTGTGCTACAGCATCGTGACGAACTCGTTTCACAGAACTCCAATAAATTTCACCTTGTAAACCCATCTTTGAAGACCAGTGAAGTAAACGCTGCACAAAAGGATTGGTCAGGTGACGCTGTATTTGCAATGGTGCAAACGCTTTGCCGCGAGAAAAACTTGGACAATATGCCCAAAGTTGATCTGATCGTGGTTGACGAAGCGCATCATACCATTGCGGAAACATATCAACGTATCATTAACGCCGCAAAGAAGGCCAATGAGGGGGTTCAGATCGTTGGCTTTACCGCTACCCCCAACCGTGGCGATAAGAAGGGTTTACGGGACGTATTTACGAACTGTAGCCATCAGATAGAAATTTCCACGTTAATCCGTGAAGGGTTCCTTGTACCGCCAAAGACATATGTAATTGATGTTGGTGTGCGAGATGAACTGCGTCAGGTACGCAAAACCATATCCGACTTTGACATGGCTCAAGTTGAGCGGATCATGAACCGCCGCGCTATTAACAAGCGTGTTGTCGAAGAATGGGATGATAAAGCTGGTGAGCGGCAGACGATTGTATTCTGCTCGACTGTGCAGCATGCCGAAGATCTATGCGAAGAGTTTGTTGCTTACGGTATTGAAGCCGCAACAGTAACAGGCGACACACCAAAACATGAACGCGAACAAATCCTTCATGATCTAAGCACTGGATATGTTCAGGTAGTTGTTAACGTGGCTGTACTGACAGAAGGCTTTGACTCTCCGCCTGTGTCCTGCATCGTATTAACTCGCCCATGTTCATATAAAGCAACAATGGTTCAGATGATTGGTCGTGGTTTACGCACTGTAAATCAAGATGAATTTCCAGGTGTTGTAAAGTCCGACTGTATTGTAATGGACTTTGGTACATCTGTGTTAACGCATGGATCACTTGATGATGCTGTTAATCTGGATGGCAGTCAAAATGATGATGCCCAAGGCGATGCTCCAGTAAAGATATGCTCTAACTGCGATGCTGAGATACCGTTGAATGTACGCGAGTGTCCTATTTGCGGTCATGAGATAGAGCGTCCAGAGCCAGAAATATTAGAAGATTTTGTTCTAACCGAAGTGGATCTTATGGAACGATCTCCGTTCCGTTGGATAGATTTGTTCGGGAATGGAGCCTGTATGTCTGCGTCTGGCTTTAACGGTTTTGCTTTAATTGCTGATGTAGATGGGCTTTGTATTGCCATTGTGAAGAAAAAAGATGGCAAGACCAGAGTGATTTCTATTGGAACTAAAAGACACGTTATGGCATCTGCTGATGACTTTATGAGACAGAATGAGACAGGTGATAGCGCGAAAAAAACCAAGCGTTGGCTGAATGATGCAGTTAGTATTAAGCAGCGGGAATTGTTGGCAAAAAACGGTGTGAATGTAAGTCCTATTGATTTTTCATGGACTAAATACAGAGCCGCTTGTATGCTGAATTATATTTGGAATAAGCGTTTTATTGATCATCTTGTTAATGACATAATTTCAGAAGAGAGAAGCGCATGAACCGGGGTGAAGTTAAACTAACAGTATTGTTTGAAGACGATGTTTCTCTTGAGGCAAGTTATTTTGTGTTGTTTAAAAACGCAGATGACAGAGATGAGTTTCAAGAAGCCATTACAAATCTTCTATATAGGTTAATCGAACATAAAGAAGAAAGTTTTGAAGGGGCAGTTGCGGAAGTGGACATACAGGGTTCAGATGAAACCTATGTGTGTACTTATGGTCCGCTATCACAGGAGGTTATAGAATGGATACGGGAAGGGGAGTACGAGACTCTTCACTAAAACAAGCAGGAGAATTGTTCGGGATTATTGGTTGGGAAAAAAGATTTTGTGATTTGAACGAAGAAGAAGTTATCGCAATAACCTTAATATTAAAGAGAATATCAGAAGGGCTTGATGATGAATACTCTAGCACAGACCTTACAGAAATTTACTTCAGATATGGAGGCGGCAGAATCGGCCTCACAGAACAAGACATCCCTTTCTGACGCACAAAGCATCATTAAAGAGCTTGATCGGGCGATTGTAGAGAAGGAAAGTAAGCAGCCAAGGCGCAGATACCTTGGAGCTTCTTCTCTTGGCGATCCCTGCTCACGCAAGCTCCAGTATCGCTACATGAACCAGCAGGTTGATGAGGGCAAAGGGTTTCCTGCAAAGACATTACGCATATTTGGACTCGGGCATACCATCGAAGACATGATGATTATGTACTTCAGGGACGCTGGCTTTGACCTGCGGACAGAGAAGAAAGGCGAACAATTTGGGTTTGAGACTGCTGGCGGGGAGGTCAGAGGCCATATTGATGGGGTCATATGTGGTGGCCCGTTACACATGGCATACCCTATGTTGTGGGAGTGTAAGTCTGCCTCCGATAAAAAATTCAATGAATTTGTTCGTAAAGGCGTGGCGGAAGCCAACCCAGTGTACGCAGCACAGATTGCAATCTATCAAGCTTATATGGATCTAGCTGAAAACCCTTGTGTATTCACGGTGTTAAACAAAAACACAAGCGAGATATACATTGAGATGGTTCCGTTTAATGGTGAGCTTGCACAAGCTACCAGTGATAAAGCAGTACAAATCCTGAAAGCAACCCAAGCTAATGACATGCTGCCGCGTGTTGCACAGAATGATGATTATTTTGTTTGTAAGTGGTGCGAGTTCCGCAATACTTGCTGGTCTAAAAAAGAAGGGGCGGTATGAGCCGCCCCTAGTTGAAAACAATGCTTAACGAGGATCAATATAATGAGTGTGGTAAGGTTTGGCAATACTATATCTAGTAGTAATGACATAGTTGAGGAGATTTCTCGCAAAGTCCCCAAAGGCGAACAAATTCGGATTTTGCAGGATACGTTCCCTGCTGGGCGTGTTCACGGTAAAACATTTTACATCGGTTCACTGCTTGGTGATCCGGGGCAATCGTTAAAAATTAACATTGATACTGCCTCGCAGCACTTCATGCAGGGGCAGGATTTCAATGGTGGTGTTGGTATCGGGGGCATCGTCAAGATACTGATAGAAGCTCGTGGCATGAAGCTCCCAGAAATAAAGGAGATGTTTGCCAGTTACCTCGACAGCACTGGGCCTGAAATTGTTCGTAATAATGCGCCGATAGAAAATCCTATCAGGCCGCAGTACAATTCAAACAGTCCGTATGACGCTGAGTATGTATATACCAATGCAGATGGCGAGGTGCTGGTTTCTGTCAGGCGTTATAACGTCAAGGACATTGCTGGCAACCCTATGCTCAACACAAAGGGCAAGCCAAAGAAAGAGTTCAGACCGTTTGTCGAAGGCTCTCCATACTCCAAGTTCCCAGATATACGCCCGTTATATAACATTCCGAATGTATTAGCATCTGATCGTGTTATATGGGTCGAGGGCGAGAAGTGTGCTGATGCTTTAAATGACGTTGGTTATACTGCAACCTGTACGATTGGCGGGGCTGGTGCGCTAACAAAGAA